TAGTGCTTGATCTTCTCAAGGTCTTCAATCCCGCCTTTCATATCGTATCGACTGATGTACTTCACGATACACCCCTCAACAAACCCCATATTATTTTCAATGATGAAGTCTATTGGCTGTATAGCCATATCATAGTGGTCAGGTACGCGCACGTTTAAATCCCTCCACTATGTCATCCCGCTTGTAGTACACCTCCCCCTTGTGTAACTTCCATGCACCACCGAGGGAGTCCCGCACCTCTTTAAGCACGGCCTCAGTCCATCCATTGGTGGACGGTGTTGCTGTCTGCTTCTTTACCCATGATGCTGACACCCATTCCTGGCCATCAGCACCCCGAAACTTCTCCGAACTGCTTGGTTCAATAATCATAGTTTATCCATTGAGTTTAATTCTTCGTAAGGAACCCATATCGCTGGCCTGTTCTTTTTGTACAGGTCAGTCTTGGGGAACTTCTTCCCCTCCCTGCCTGTTATCCATCCCCTCAGATTATAAGTCCCATTAATTCCGGTGACCCGGATAAAGACAGAGTCATCCTTATCTGTTTCCTTCATGTACATGAGGGTTTTGTGGTTAGGAGAACTCCTCACCTCATACCCCCCGACATCCTGCTGGCCGAATTCAAAGCCTGTTGGGTACACTCCCAGCGCCTTGGCTACTGCCCACTCTGCAAGGGCACCCTCTATATGAAGTTGCCAGTCATTGGAATGACCACACCCCATTGTCGGTGGACGGTACACCTCCTTTATGTTCTGCACCTGCCTCATCTGTCCATTCATGGAGGCAAGCATCATTTCCTTTGAGGTCAGGTTAACTTCCATGTATCCACTCCAGTATGGCGACATCCATGTCTTCCTTTGTGCTGAACTCCCTGTTGTCAAAGTGCTGATACCTCGGACCAGTTGTAGACGTTATGAGGAACCTCCACTTGCTGCCATCAAGAGATCGGTACCTCTCAGCGCCCCACCTGCCAATGGTTCCAATGTTCACGTTAAAGGCTGAGCCTGTTCCCCACTTAATGGAGGAGGTAGTTGATGTAGTCAATCATTGCCTCCCATATTCTTTTCTCTTCTTCAGAGTCTGAGTTGTCTGCGTGTTCATGAAGGAGGTCAATAAAACCATCAGATGGGGCCTCCTCCAATGCTGCTATGATGGCATGGGTCTGCATGATCAAGACGTTTTGTATTGCTCTCATCGTAGCCTCCTCAGTCCTTGGTGCAGGTTAAGTGCCGACAGGAACAGACCGTAGTTCTCCACCCACTCACGCCTGCTCTGGTAGCCACACTGGTATCGACCAGTAGCCTTATCCAGCCTCAGCACAAGTGTCTGGTCAACCTGGTCACCGCTCATATCTTCCCACGCCTGCGCGTAAGCAGCCACCTGGAGATGATATTCAGGGTAGATTCCCTTTGATGTCTTCCAGTCGATGACTGATCTAACACCGTTCACCGTACCGATACAGTCTACGGTTCCAGCATAGCGATCATAGCGATTGTAGACCCGCTGTTCAGACTTCTCGAACTTGATCTCGTGATCGCCTACCCACTCAAGGAAGGCATTGACAGAGTTCAGAGGTTCCGGGTCCTTCGGCATAGCAGGAAGGTTATCGTCACCGAACTTCCCCTCGTCCTCAAGGAAGGTATTGACTGCTTCCTCGATCCACCTGTGAGTTTCATTACCGATCTCTATAGCACCACCACTTGAACCACGGTAGGCTGACTTGATTCCCTTGACTAACTTGTCTAGGGTCAGGCGTGAGGTGTAGGTAAAGACACCTTGGTCCTCATCAAGTTCATCGTCATGAAACATATTACGCTCAAGCCATTCACTTCCCGTCTTGAGTGCCCATGGAATCAGGGCAGGTTTGGCGATGATACCCAGCACCTTAGTGGCGCTGGGGATCGGTTCACCGTCGACCCTGTAGGCGTGTAACTTGGAGTCGAAGGAGAGGTCAATGACCTCTCCATCCCAGTAGGTTAACTGCATTAGAAAGGTACGGAATCTTCCGACTTCTCGTAAGGCTTCTGAACCTTACCGCTAAGGTAGGACAGTCCCTTCTGGGACTCGCTGATCCACAGTGCTACCTGCAGTTCAGTTCCGTCCTCAGTTTTCATGGGGCCGGACCAGTCAGGGCGATTTTCATTCCCCTCCTTGTCTACCTTGAAAAGTGAAATGGTACCAGGTTTTTGCTCGAATTTGTTTTGCATTTTAGTTTCCAGTTGTTGCTGCTCTTCTAGCAGCGATTGATGATAAAGGTCTTGGGTATCATCTTCCCAATTATCATATCTCACAGGCACCCGCCGAACAGGCGAACTCTGTGTGCTCTTCTTGCGACTGCTTGACGCCATCCCATTTGATACTTCTGACTTTGGGATACGCCTTGATGTCTTCTTCGGTACATAACTCGTATGGGGCCTCCATGTAGGTGTGGTGATCGTCTTCCTTCGGCAGGAATGATACCCCGCTCAGGATGTCGAAGTTATCCCAGCACCACGCCCCTACTTCAGGCCACTCGTGCTCTGCTACTGAGATTGTTACTGATGGTTTGTGCTCGCACCACGATATGGCAAACTTCTTCCACATCTCAAGATGCTGGATAGCCGTGATGTCTGCGTTGACTACTGAGTTCTTTGCTGACTTCTTCGGGAATGTAAAACTCCACGCCTCCGAATTGTACGGATCGGTTACCGCTGGCACCCCTGCCTCCAGCAGGGCGTCAGAGATCGGGTCTTTCTTGTCATTCCTGACCCGTCGCCAGTAGTAGTGCCCGTACCTCGGGTGGATACCGCTGGCTGAATCAACCAACTGGCTGACAGAGCCCGAAGGTTTGACGCAGGTTACTGCTGCTGCCTGATTGATCCCGAGTTTCTTGGCGTACTCGATATTGGTATCTACCGCTATCTTCTTGAGCACTTCAAGGCTCGTTCCCTCACAGGTTCTTAGGTATGGGTTATCGTAAATCCCCGTCAGGCTGACTCCGAGGAGCCGTTCTTCCTCTGCATTCTTCTTCCATGCTGAAGACAGATACCTGAAGTCTGTTAATGTGGCCTGTAGGGTGCCCAGGATGGACGCTAAGCGTACCTTCTGTGCTATGGTAGGGCCCTTATCGGATGTGCGTACCACGCACTCAGAGAGGTTACAGAGCCCTCTGGGGCGAAGTATGATCTCGGAGCAGGGGTTACACCCGAACTCCCAGTCAGAATCCCTACGCTCAGGCACCATATCCTTGGCTGCCTGTCTGTTGTAGATGCCACGCTCACCAGAGCGCGACTCGTATATGTTCTGCCACTCCTGCATCCATGCCCCGACGTCTGGCTTATCGGTGTAGACTACTGAGTTGTTGCTCAGCGCCCGCTGGGAATCCATCTGCCACCACTGCCCGGCCTTGGCTTGCGCCATTCTCTGATCGCTCAGGTTAGACAGGGAAATCATGGCCGATCTCCTGACTCCGCCGACGATGACACAGGCTGCGATATGACACATCATGTCATGGCATTCAATCGAGGTTAACTTCCTACCCGAGGCTCCCTTTATAACGTCCACAACTTTGCGGAGCATCTCCTCTAGGGGTGCCGGGCCAGAGGCCCGACCTCCGAAGGTCTTGAGGATAGCACCTGCTGGGCGGATATTACTGAAGTCGAATGTGGGAACCAGCCCACTGTAGGCCAGTGCTATGGTTTCCTTGAGTGCCTTACACCAGCCTATCTTTGAGTCGGCTACCTTGATGACGGTATCTGAGTCGTAGAACTCACTGGCTACCTCCGGCAGTTCGGAGATGTACTGTCTCTCGACTGAGAAACCAACTCCGCACCCACAGAGGAGCAGATATAATCCTTCATCAAATGATCTGAGGTTATCGATTGGGAGGTAAGAACAATTGTACGACGCTACCTCATCCCTTTCCAATGCAGGGCCAGCAGTCATCAGGGCTCGCATCGAGGGGACGACTTCCATCCCCTCAATAGCGACAAACAATTCCTGATACACTGGCTTGACGACCTTAGGAAAGCGGTCAAGGAAGAAGTCGAGATACCGCTCGACTGACTCCTCCCAGTTCTCCCGTCGGTCGCCTAACCATCTGGCGTACCTGCTCTTGTAAATAAATTGTTGGTAGGGGTCCATTATGCTCCGACCTTAGGGCTGTCATTCTCCATCTTTTCCTTCTGCCTCTCGTGGTTCTCTTTGGCCCCGACGAAACAGTCTCCCGGCATACAGCGTGTTGAGAAGATCATACAGGACTCATTCGGTGCATCGATCACGATGCTAAGGGTAGTCCTGTCCTCAT